ATGGGCACTCAATTGGGCCAAGGCTTGGGCGCGATCGGCAAGATGCTGGGGCAATTCGGCGCGCAAAAAAAGGCTGAAGAGCAAGACGCGGCGGCACAAAAATCGGTCATGGGCCTTTTGAACGAGGGCCGCAATCAGGCCATGGAGGCACACGGCGGCCCCACGGTCCAGGCGGCGTCTCAGGCCGAAGCGGCTAAGCCGATGTTCCCGCCGCAAGTCAAGAGACTGGCGCGTGCCTGGGCGGAATCGGGGAAAGCCAAGGAGGCGATGGATCTGCTCCAAAGCTACGCGCTCAAAGAGCGTCCGGAGAGCAAGCCTTCGCGTGAGTGGGTTGTCGGCCCTGACGGCAAGCCCGCCCTTATGGATGCAAGCGTTATCGCCGAGTCTCCTGGCGTATACCGCCCTTATGAGAAGCCTGGGGCAAACGCGGGGCCGAAAACGATCAAGGGCGCTGACGGCCACCAGTACTATGTTGACGGCGCAAATGCGGGCAAGCGGGTGTTGCCGGGGGTGAAGACGAAGCCAAACCTGACCAATGACTGGAACAACTATCAGCTGGCAAAATCCCAAGACCGGGGCATTGGGACATTTACGGAATATCAACGAAGTCTCCGGGCTGCGTCCGCTCCTCGCAACGAAGGAACAATCCCAACGGGCATGCAGGCGGTGCGTGACGATCAAGGACGGCTGGTGCGCTACGAGCCAGTTCCGGGTAGCAAGCAAGCACAGGAGGCCAAGGCGCAGATCGCAGCAGCGGAAATGAAGACCGCACAGAAGACGACACAATCGACGGTAGTGACGGAGGACATTGATCGCGTGCTCGCATCGGTTGCCGAAGATCCGACGATTGTGGCCGGGCTCTTTGCGCCGGCACTCTCTTTGATCGCCGGATCACCCGCGCACGATGTGTCAAAGAACCTTGGAACCATCAAAGCCAGTATCGGATTCGACAAACTCCAGGCAATGCGGGAATCGTCACCTACCGGCGGCGCCTTGGGCAGCGTTTCGGAGCGCGAGAACGAACTTCTGCAATCTGTTTTTGGCGCGCTGGCCCAAAGCCAAAGCCCGGGACAGCTCGCTTACAACTTGCGGCGCTTGCATAACGTCTACAGTGACACGGTTCACGGCCCGAACGCTGGCCCATCCAAGGAATCCTTCCGCTACGACGTGAAAACCGGCGAGCGTGTGCCGGTGGCAAATTATCCGGGGGGCAGTATAGACGTGAACACCGTTGACTTGGACACGTTCACGCCAGATATGGTGGATGACTTGACGGACGAAGAGGCCGCTATCTTGATGAAGAGGCTCGATGAGCGGGATGCGGGACTGGGCGGGGCAGAGGTTCCGTCTCGTTAGCGACAGAACCCGGCGCGATCAACTTCAACGTTGTTGTAAAGGGCAGGGTGCCCGGCCATCCCTTCGTCAGCGAAAACAGTCAAGATCACGTCTTTTCTTACGAACGTGATTGTTCGATTTCCTTTGAAAGCGCTCAAAGGCGTATCGAATTTCGGTCCAGAATGGGCATTTTGCGCCGGCAAATCAATAGAATGAAGCCTTATTGACCGAGCGGGAAGTGGATCGAGTTGTGGGGGGTGTTTGATAAAATTCCATTTCCCGCCGAACTTAAACTCACACCGCAGTTCCGTCTTGGAGAACAGATCATCTGCGATGGCGGGCGCGGCGAGGAGCAAAAGTGCGAGGGTGATCAAGGTGCGCATCAGAAGAATATGGGGGGTGGTGCGGGGAAACGCAAATTACTGATTCCTACCCATGAGATAGCTGAAGATGGTGTCGGCGATAAATTCTCCTCCCATTGTCGGCCCCCGTCTTTTGTTGATGCGACTATGCATCCCGCCCCCTTAGTGTCGAATTTGGAGTCCGCGATATGAACGATGATGTCGGTTTGAAAGAGCGTCTTAGGCAGCGCCTTTCGGGCACGGGCGGGATAACTTCTAGCCCAAGTGCCGCCAAGGCGGGACTCAAGACGCGTCTTGTCTCCCTAGAGTCTGGTGGTAAAGACTTCGCCGCCCGCGCCGCGCAAATGTCGCCAATGGATCTTTCCGGCGCTCGGGCTAAAAACGACGCTTTCGGCGCTTATCTCCGCGAAGAGGCTAAAAAGCCACGCCCAGGCGAAACCGACGCTGAGCGCGAGGTTCGTCTATACGGCAAGCTATCCGAAGGCCGCGAGCCTATCTCAGCGGGGGAAGGGGTATTGCGGGCGGGAGGTCACGGGCTGTCCTTCGGCTCGATGGATGAAGGCGTTGCGGCTCTGGCGGCGCTCAACCCAAGCGCTGGTGGAACCTATGGCGACCGTTACGACGCCTATTTGGCGCGCGAGAGTGCGAAACTGAAGCAATTCCGTGAAGAATCCCCGGTCTTGGCTTACGGCGCGGAGATTGCGGGCAGCCTCCCTACGGCGATTGTAACGGGGCCGTCCTATGGCGCAGCGAAAAGTCTGATGGGCGAGGCGGGCAAGCAAGCTGCCGTCGGCGCGGCGCAAGCGGGCGTTTATGGTTTCGCGGCAGGCGAGGGCGACGTGACGGACAGAGCCGTGAATGCGGCCCAAGCGGCTCCTATCGGCGGCGCGCTTGCCGGGGTGGCTGTCCCTGCGGTTGCTGGCGTGAGGGCCGTCGCCGGTCGAGTGGCGGATAAGGTCGCGCGAACCAAGGCCGCACAGAACCAAACGCGAGACCTGCCCGGCGGCGGGCTAACCCGTGAACAATACGAGCGCCTTGCTGTCCCGTTTCGAGACGATCCAGACGCCGTGTTAGAAGGGGCAAAGCGCATCCGCGATTTGGGCGATGACGCGATGCTTGCGGACGCGGCCCCGCATTATGACGACGCCTTGGATGCGGCGATCCAACGTAGCGGCCCAGGCGGCGTTCAGGCGACGAAAGCCATTGAAGCGCGGGCATCCAACGCCAATGAGACACTTACCGGGGCTCTGGACGACGCGCTTGGTGAGCCCGAGGGGATTATTGCTCAGTTGCGCGGCAATCGGCAAAACACGGCGACGGCTCGGGGGGATGCTTATGACGCGGCCTATAACAAGGCGATCAACTATTCCGCCGACAGCGGGGCGCGAATTGAATCGGTCTTAAACCGCATCCCGGACGGGGTGATATCCCAAGCGGTGGAGCGCGCCAATACCCGCATGAAATGGGACGGCAAGCAGGCCAAGCAAATCCTATTTGATGTTGCCGACGACGGCTCCGTTACGTTCCGGGAAATGCCGAACGTGATCCAGCTAGACTATATCAAGCGGGGGCTGGGCGACATGGGATACGACGGTGTTTCATCCATGAACCCGGCGACGGCCGAGCAGCAACTTTTTCAGGACATGGCCCGCGAATTGAGAAACGCGATTAGCGATGCTGTGCCGGAGTACAGCGACGCCTTGCGGATCGCGGGGGATGCTATTTCCGTCCGAGAATCACTCATGTTTGGGCTGGACGTGCTGAAGGGCAAAACCACGCGGGAAGGCGTTGAGGAATTTCTGAAAGGCAAGGGCCCGGCGGAAGTCACCGCCATCAAGAAAACTCTGCGCCAAACGATTGATGACATGGTGGCCAACGTCAGCCGAACGGCGTTAGACGACAACACCGCCGCCCGCGAGGCTCTGTCGACCCTGAAAAGCCTGTCCAGCCGGGCGACACGCGAAAAGCTGGAAATGCTTCTCGGCAAAAAGGACACGGCGAGGCTTCTCACGGAGGTTAGCCGCGCATCCCGAGCGCTGGCACTGCGGGGCAACGTGGCCAGGAACTCGGCAACCTACCGGCGCCAAGCGATGGGTGGGCGTGATGCAGACGCCGCCGCGCCTGGTGTGGTTGGAGAGCTTGCCCGAGGGAACCCCCTTGAGGCCGCCCGGAGAGGCATTCAGGCGACAACCGGACAAACGCCGCAGGCGCAACGCCGGGCGATGGACGCGGTGGATCAAAGGATGGTCGGGCTTTTGGTCGGCACGCGCGGGGATGACGCCGCGCGCTTGGCTGAGGGCATTGGGCGAACGGCAAACATGGGGCCAAGGGTCCGATCGGGGGCTGGTAACCTAGGCCTTGGCACGTTGTCCCGTCCGGCACCGTCAGCCGCCGAACTGTGGGAGCAGCCCCGCCGCGTGTTTGGAGTCAGGCGGCGACCATAAGCATGACTGCGACCCATATTAATGGAAATGCCATACACCCCAGGGCAACGAGCTTTTCCCCGGCTTCATCCACGGAAAGGCCTCGAAGTTGATAGCATCCGAAGAGAAACATCGCGGTCAGTAAATTGGCGAGCAGCACGCCGGCGGCGATCGTGAAGGCCTCACTCATCGTCGGATAGCCCGAGATCTACCAATCGCCGGATGGCCTCTGACCGGTTCGGCACGTCCGGCTGTTTCGCACGCCACTCATCGACCCGCTTCAGCATCTCGGTTGCGATGGTCAGGTGGATTTGTGCGTCGAATTTCTTTTCTGGCGGCATTTGTCCAACATGGCGATGCCGAATTGATTCCGCAAGTGGGTTGGTGCTTGCGTGCCACATGATGTGTGTAAAACATATCTATATAACAATATGGAGGGCGGCATGCGATCCCTGGTGATGCTTTTCGTTATGGCCTTCGCGTTCCCGGCCATTGCTCAGACCCGCCCGATAGCCGTGCCCCTGCAAATGATATGCACGCCGACCGAGTCATGGACTCGCCAGCCGGACATGAAGGGCATTTTAGGCGGGATGGATGACGCTTCCGATGTTTGGAGCGTTTATGCGTCGGAAACGGGCTTCAACATCCTGGTGACGTTTCAAGGACTGATTTGCCTTGTCGGGAGCGGGAATGAAGTCGGCGATCATCTCATTCTCCCGATCCCAGTAGCGAAGAAGGGCAAGGCGTCATGAGTTTCGATCAATTGCTTGCCACCTTCGGCCCGGTTGGCGCGTTGCTGATCGTGGCCGTGGTCGCCCTTTGGGTGGCGTATCAAAAATCGGTGGCGAAGGGATACGAACGTGAGGCCAAAATGGGCGAGGCGCTTTCCCAGGCGGCGCAGAGCATGACGTTGCTCGCGGCTAGGATCGAATCCTGGGAGCGTTCGCGATGATCGCATTGTTCCCGTGGCAAAAGACACCCAACCCCGATGCGGCGGATAAGGCCGTTGCTGATTATCACAAGGCCTTCACCCGTCTAATGAAGGCGCTCGATACCGCGACCGATGGCGGGGTCAAGGCCATGGATGGCTTGGCGGAGCAGACGCGAAAGGCTCCCGGCGATGCCGATTGATCAGCTTTTCAACGGATCTCTTGCGTGGGGCGCGTTTCTGTCGCTCGGGGCGGCGATCCTCGCAACCCTCATGGCGGTTAAGGTCTACCGCAAGCCGGGCAGAGACAGGGCGACATTGTTCCTGGCAACCGGCGTGGCCTTGGGCATTGGTTCGCAGTCCATTTTCATGGCTTGGCTTGCCGTTCTGTTGTTCCTGCATCGCCACAGCGACCACCAAGCCGTCGGCTGGTGGTTGGAGTATCTGCCCGCCGTCGCGCTGATCCCTTTTGCGAGCGGCGTCGCGGCTTTGATTCATATTCGAACGGCGACTTACCAGGATCGCGGCGAGCTTTGCGCGCTGATCTGGTTTGCGCTTGCGTTGGCCGTAACCGGCGCCGTCGCGCTGTTTTAGGAGAAGAGATGATCAACTGGCACTTCATCGAAGAACTTGAGGGCGCGGCGGTTGCCACGGGCTATGTGCCCCTGGACAAAGACGGCAAGCCACTCGGCAAGTCCGGCGTGACGATCGCGAGTGGCGTGGATCTTGGGCAGCGGTCGGCATCGGACTGGCAACGATTGGCAATCCACGAGGCGACGTTGGAGATGATCCGGCCTTATTGCGGGGTGAAGGGTGAGGCGGCAGTGGCCTTGCTGAATGAGCGGCCCCTAGTCCTGGGAGAGGCGCATGTCGCCGAACTTGACAATTGCCTCCGCGCCGATTTCACCAAGACCGTCGAAAACCGATGGAACGCCGCCACCAGCGTGAACCACGGCGCTATGTGGGACGATCTAAGCGACCGAGAGCAGACCGTTATCATGTCCGTTGCTTGGCAATACGGGACACCGTGGAAGCGGTGCCCGACGTTTTGGAGTTACGCCACGGCAGGGCGATGGGGCGACGTAATCCGAGAGCTTCGTGATTTTGGAGACGCCTATCCAACGCGCCGGGGGAAAGAGGCGGACTATCTGGAGGGAACGGCCTGATCCGCATTATCCCTAGCTAGCAGCGCGCATAGTTTGCTGACGGTTTCGGGAACGCGCCGGTCGCCGGCTTCCCACATTCGCACGGCACGTCCGGTCACTCCAAGCGCGTCCCCGGCGCGGGCCTGTGTCCAGCCCATCGCCGCGCGCCATGATCTGAACTCAATACTGGTCATTTCGTGGTTTCCATTGGCTTGATGAATGTCAGAGGTGCGATTTGATCACGTCAATGGCATCGTCAAAATCATCGCCCATCCAAACATCTTCAAAGTTCACCCAAACCCCGTACCGAGGATTGCCGTCGCTTTCGCGGTCCTCCACCTTTTCTTCCGCGCCTTCCGGCAAGTTGCGGATGGTCATTTTGGTTTCGGTCGCGAAACTTGTGAGGGTGATTTCCATCTCGTCTCTCCCGTTTGGTTGGTTTGGTACTCACTAGACCTCGCGTGGACCGAGCGCGGGGTCAGGTGAATGTCAGGCTTCCGCGTATCCGGTTTTAATAGCGATATCCCAAGCGGTGTTCATTGTATCAAGGTCGTCGTCGGTTAAGTCAGGCTCACGACCAAACGCAACCTCCCACGCTTCGAGCATGGCTTGGTTCGCGTCGATGTGCTCGTGGGTGGCGCAACCCACATAGCCGTCGCGGTTCATCGTGTCGATGTGAACTAGGTCGGTCGCGGGGATTTCGCGGCGGATTATAGTGCGAAACGCTGCGGCCAATTTGGATTCCGCTTTCATGTCTATCTCCCGTTTGGTGTCTCTGTCTACACATTATATATAGGAACCTTGTTCCTAATTGCAATGGGAAAAGTGACGCCCGCACGATTTTTGTTAGACGGATGTTAGACGGAGGCCACAATGCGAAACCCTGTTGCAAAAGCCGTCCGTAAAATCCGTCCCGCCGTGGTCCGAGAGCTTCGTGATTTTGGAGACGTTTATCCAACGCGCCGGAGGAAAGAGGCGGACTATCTGGAGGGCAAACATGTCTGAAGTTATTGATCTTGGCGTCATGCGAAATCAGCGCGAAGCGCCGGACCCCGAGAACGTTCGACGCGATGAATATGGCCGTCCGTTATATCGGTTCATGGCCGAATATGAGATGGGCCGCGACCGCTACGGTATCGATATTTGGGCGTACGACCAGAGCGATGCAGAGAACAAGGTGGTCGCCATCCGTGAAGGTTTGGTGTTGTCGGGCCAACTTTTTACATCCGTCGATGCCTGACCTTAGCGACGCTCTGCTAAGTGAGTGTATCGCAGTCGCCGCCCGCCGAGGCGGTTTTTTCATGTCTGAAAGGAAACGTTATGAAGAAACTCGCTCTCGCGGGCGCGCTGGCGCTCGTCCTGTCCGGTTGCGCGCCCGCCGCTATCGTTGCGGGCATACCCGTGGTCATGGAGGTGTATAGTGCCGCCAAGTCGACCTATTGCGCCAATGCGACGGATGAAGGCCGGGCGAAGGTCCGTGACAAGCTGACCGATGGCGAGACGGTGTATCGCTATTGTCCGGGCGATGAGTGATGATCGGCTTCACCTCGACGCCAACGCTTGGCGTGCTGCCAGATGGCAAGACATGGAAGCTGGTCAATGACCTCGAATACGAGACCGGCTATGGCGTGATCAAGATCCCGGCGGGGTTCGAGACTGACTTCGCCAGCATCCCGAGGTTCTTTCGGGTGGTCGCATCTCCTGCCACGGGCAAGCATCGGCTAGCGGCGATCCTTCACGACAGCCTCTATACCGACCGGATCTTTTCACGCGGGCTCTGTGATTGGTATTTCCGCGACGCCATGATCCGTGACGGTGTGCCGCTATGGCTTGCCTGGATTATGTGGGCTTCAGTGCGAATTGGCGGCGGCGGTCACTTCAAGGCCAACTCCACGAAGTAGACAGCGCATCGCTTGTTCCCAAGCTCCGACCAGTCAGCGCACCTAGCTTGCGCAATAGCGTTGGCTATATCGGGAAGGGCGGTGCCGGGTTCCACGCCCTCCAGGGCCGCTAGCGTGGCCTTGTAGTACCGGCCATGTCGCTTGCAACGGCGGCAACGGATCTCGACCGGATCTTGAGCAAGGTCTGAGAGGGTGAGGGAGGTCAACAGCCCGCCATCTTGCGGTCATAGGCTGGCGAGGCGCAATCGGGTCGGATCGTGATGCCGTCAAGCGGATCAGACGCCCATGCCGGAGCCGCGATCACCGCCATCAACAAGATCAAGATCCGCATCGCGTCACTCCCTAATCATCAAAGGATTATACCATGCTGTCTCAAAGCGTGGGCGATATCATTGCGCCCGAATCTCAAACATTGGCCGACTTCTTCGCGCTGTCGGAGGCGCGTCTGAATGACCACGGGCTGAACATCGACTTCCGCGTAAACGATTCCGAGCCGTTCTGCGCGGCTCAGCGATCTTTCGGCGTCGAACCGTTCAAAGGTTATCAGCCGGGTGTGAGCGAAGCTCGGGAGCGCGAGATAAAGCGCGCCGCCAAGCCCAAGCCCTGACCGGCGAGTGACGCGCAGGTCATTTGCTGGTGTCCGTCGTCTGACCGGCCTCTGGCATCGGCTCGCCGGTATTGATCACATGCTGGAGCCTAGCGCGAAGGTCGGTTTCGCCGCCGCCGCTTGCTCTGGCGATATGCATCTCGGCGACGGCAAGCGCGATTTGGTAGTTGCCAGCACGCTTGAGGGCGGATTCGGTCTTTTCCATCCAATAGTCCGCGTCATCATTCATCTGACCATCCGGCGCCATGATCCCCCGCACGTCGGCGGCTTCTTTCAGCAATGCGCCGTCGTCTACGGCATGCTCGTAGAATACCGTCGCCGGGGATCGCAGTTTGGTCGCGATATCCATCACGATTCTCCTGTCTGGTGAGTGGGGGAGGCTCCGTATCGATCGTGCGCCTTGAACCAGGACACGTAGATCCGGTTCATGGGAGAGTCTGGGCAGCGCATCGGCTGGAAGGAGCCGTCCTGGCGATACAAACGGTAACGAATGGTCCCGGCGTCGATATCGAGGCTCATTCGAGATAGGAGCGGATTGACCTCCGCAGGGTCGAACCATTCGCTCACACCGCCCTCCACGTTTGATTGATGCGGCTCATTCCCCACCCCCAATCTTTTCTAATCCCGGCGACTGGTCGGTGACGGTCTCCGCCATATCTTGTTCCACGAGCGAGCATAGGAAATCGCAATCGGGCGCTATCGGCTGGGTGACGGGGTGGTCGGGTGGAATTTCGTCAATGAAGCTTCGGACGCCTTTGATTCTGGTTAGCTTTACGCCTAGCTCTCGGGAGATTTTAACCATGCGAGCGAAACGATCCGGGAACTCTTGCCGAACTAAGGCCCAATAGGCGGGGCTCGTCGCTTTGACGCATGGGAGACAGTTGGCATTGGGGAATCCAAGCGCATATGTCAGTGGCGGTTGAATGCCAGCACGGCCAACCATGTCTAAGCACGCTGCTTTTGAGAGTTGTTGCTCGATCAATGGAAATTTTAGTTGCAGATCCGGATAGTGTTCGACAAGCGCCTCGGCGCGGGCGATGTCGCGCTGATCATAGGTGTAGCCGAAAACATGGAGGTCGTCGGGGCGCTCAAAGGCGAGGCGGGGCTTGACCTTCAATTCCAGCGTGCAGGGCGCCCCGGCGACGCCCGCTAGATATTTTCGGCGTTCCCACACGTCCCAAGTGTCGGCGTAGATTTCGGACTTTAGAATAGTGATTTCTTGCCCGAACCAAGCCGCACAGTCAGCCATAAACCGAGCGTTGTCTTCATGCTCGGCTCCGGTATGGCAATAGGCCACGACATCGGGGGAGGAGAGTTTTGTGGCGACAGCGCTCGCAGCGCCGCATGAAAACCAGGATATAGTCCTCACGACGCCACCCCCATTTCCAACTTCCGCCCTAACCCATTGAGGCCGTGTGGCGGGCATTTGGGTGCAATTTGGGTGCAAATGCCGAATGTTCCCGTAACGTACCCGCCGCTATCGTCATCAAGCGGTTGGTAACAATCGCGGTTTCGTGCGGTTTTCGGGGGTGATGTCCTCGTTGACATCGAGGGGGTCACTGGTTCAATCCCAGTCGTGCCCACCATCTTGTTCTCATTGAACATTTTGGCCTCCACCATGCACCACCATCATACCCTTTTTTGGGTGCATTTTGGGTGCAAATAGCTGTTTCCGGGTGTGATCCTGGATCTCGACCATCATGTCGTCGATCGCTCGAACGGTGTCCGACATGAAATCCGCGCTATATTTGATGTAGCGGTCGGTGGTCGACTTAAGCTCGCCAGTGTGGCCTAGCAAGTAAGCGGTCTGCTGCTTTGCGTCCACGATCCCCGCGCGCCGCATCCGGTCATAGGTCTGTGTCGCGACGAAGTGGCGTAGCGTGTAGGGGACAAACTCCGACCACCCCAAGCTCTCACGGACGCGCCGGCCAAAATTCTTCATGTTGGTGAGGCGGCGTTCCTTCTTCCCGTATCCGACCCAAAGCTTCCAGCCTTTGCGATGCTGAGCCCAGCCCCAAAGACAAAGCGGCGATTTGATCGTCGGGCGAAACTTCTTTGGCTCCTGCCGACGGCCCGGCGGGTTGAGTGCGATCGTGCGATGCGCCCAATCGAACTGCTCGACCGTCAATCCAAGTATCGCATCCGGCCTGGCTCCAGTGTTGAGGGCGGCGATGGTGTACCAAAACAGGTGACCAGCTCTTGGGTCTTCGTTTAGGTAGTCAAACAACTCACCAACTTGCTGGACGGTTGGAACCCATTCCCGGTTTTTCGGCGCTTCCTTGTCCAGTATCTCGGCGACGGTGCCGGGGGCGTATAAGACGGGTTGCGCGGATCGGATAATCTCCGCTCTCAAGGCGTGGTTCTTGGCGGCGCTGAGTACGGACAGGTTGCGCGATATCGTTCCGACCGCGTGGCCCTTGTCGTCGAACGCGCGCATGAATTCGCGTTGTTTATCGATCGTGATATCAGCAAACTTTGCCTCGGGTCCGAAGTAATCCAGCATCAGCTTTCCCGCCGCGCGCGCGTCATCGGCGCTTGCTTTCTTATCGGTCACGTCGAGGAAATATCGTTCCATTAACACGGCGAGAAATACGCTTTCCGGCTCTTGGCCCTTGGGTGCTTCGTTGACTTGAACATGGGTGATCAGCGCTCGCTTGGCCTCTTCCCAATCACTAGTGCCAAGTGAGCGGCGGCGGATCTTTCGTCCTCGCTGCTCGTACCAATATCGGTAGAAGGCGTCGCTGCTGGTCTCGGTTCCGAGCCAGTATCCGCCGTATTCGAAGGTTTCTCCGCCTGGTCCGCCTCTGGGCATTTTTTGAGCCTCCGGTTCATGTAGGCTAGAATCTGGTCGCGGTCGTATCGCGGGCCTTTGTCCAAAGCGTAGTATTCAATTTCGGCTTTGTCGCGCGCGCGGCGCAGTTCCCGATTAGAGAACAGGCCACGGCATCGCTCCAATATCTCGCCCTCGGTGTAGAAAGTGCCGGGCTCTAGATTGAGTTTCGCGGCCATGGTCTCTATGCCTCCGCCTGCGGTGACCAATCCCGCAATCGCACGGTCGACTGTCTCAACACCCAGATTGATTGAGCCGGGCATACTCCAGCCGCGCCAGATCCGGCGACGACGGGGGGCACGATTTTACAAACAAGCACGCCGCCAAAATCAGCCATCACCGTTCTCCCGTCTCTGGTGTCTCGGATAGGGCGGTCATGCTTCGACTTCCCAAAGAAGTTTTTGCCCGAGAGGGTGCGTATCCACGCGCGGACGAGATTGAACCGACCAACTGCGCCCCGGCGTCTCGGCAACCAGACGCCACCCAGCGCCGCGTAAACTGGCCCCGCCTTCTTCTGGCGTCGTGTAGGTTCCGAGTTTTTTGAATCCTAGCGCCTTGGCCGCGCGCCAAGATGCCCCGTATAGGAAAGAGCAAGCGTTCCGCGTGCCGTCCGTGCAAAGGCGCGTGACCTCAAGCGTGAGGCCGTCGTCACGGTGGCGCGAAACAGGGCGTCCGATGATCGCTACTCCGACAATCGCGTCGCCCAGCGCGGCACCGATAGAGAACTTGTGGCCGACCACCGGGGCGTGATGTCGATGGTGTGCGCGCACAAATTCGTTGGCCTCTTTGAGTGACAGCGGCACAGTCGCGAGTGTCATTTGCTGGTGTCCGTCTTCTGACCATCGCCGCCAAAGATCGTGTCGCCGGTCGGCAAGCCCTCTGGCATGGGTGTCTCGGATAGGGCGGCGTCGATCATGAGACGGTAGGCGACTTTGTGCATAATTCGCTCCCCCTCGTGGGCGGGGGCGGCGGCGGCGACCATCACTTCGGTAGGCTCCAGCATGGCCTTGATGGCGGCGCGAGCTTGATGAAAGGTCGGGTTGCTTTCAGTCAAGAGATGTTCGGACAGCGCGAAGCAACTTCCTGCATCGTGGCAATCGCATTGGCCGCCGCGGTTCAGGCAAATCGCTCGCGCAACGCGCTCGACCATTTCCGGGGTAGGGGTGTCAGCCATTGGTCTCTCCCGTCTCTGGGGTAGGGGTAGGGGTGCGGCGGGTGGTCATCGCGTGCGCTCAGCTGGGTCGTTGGGAGTGATGCGGGATGGGCAGTCCCCGCAGTCTGCTGGCCTCTTGATCTCGCCCCAAGCCAAACCCCAGCACCCCATCGGATTTATGGGATCAGGCTCGCCACACCATTCCGGCTGGCGATATTTCTCGTTGAGTTCGGGCCACGTCATGTTTGGGTGCTCGCTTTGGATCGTCGCGAAGTCATGGTCATGGAAGAAGGGTCGAGCGTCGTTCATGAGAGAAAACTCTCCACTTCCTTGCGCAAATCGTCCTTGTCGATGCCGGGGATAAAGTGCTTGGCAATGACGTTGAGACAGTTCTCGTAGAACGTCTCGAATTCCGTCTGATCCATCTTGTGAAACGCGATGGATTTCGGGATAGCGATCATGGTGTTGCCGTCTTTGCTCGGCATGAAATCGCAGTGCCCGACCGCCGTTTTCATCGCGGCCACCATGTTCTCGACGCTCTCGTAATGCTCTTGGTTTTCGAAAACGAGGTTCATCAAGGCCCAGAATTTTCGATGGTGTGCCAAGTTCCGGGGGCGCTTGATCTCGACCTTCACCACGTCTCCGAGCTTGATCTTGCCGAGGACCGCCGTTGCCGTGTCGCCCTCGGGCCGGAGCCCTCCTAGTTCCTTGCGGAAGAATGCCGGTGCCGTCATCGGTTTACCTTCCAATCCTGGTGGCGCTTGCGAAGCATCGGGAGAAGCACGTTGGTGACGAGCCACCGCCACTTGTCCGGTTGCGTGTCGAATTCTCGATGGCATTCGTCACAGAGGAACGCGGCTTGATCGTCCGGCGCTTTAATGCCCGTCCCAGCATTCCCATCGATTGAGATATGAGCCAGGACAACGGAGCCATCTCCGCCATGCCCGCACGCATCGCACGGGCGCTGTTCGGCGCTCCGTTTATAAGCGTCGTCTCGCACGCGCGCGGCCTTGCCGAATGGCAGCATTGAACTATCAATCGGCTCGTTTTTCTTAGCTTTGCGGCGACGGCGGAGCATGGGGTGGTCATCACCAGATCCCGTGTGACGAGATAAAAGGCACCTCGTCATTGAGGTCATCCGGCCCCGCGTCATAGCCGCCACCACCGGATGCCTCGCGATAGTCGCCAGCGGAGCCGCCCTGGTCCCCGCCGCGCGCTTCACCATCGCCGCGACCGCCAAGCAAATCGAGTTGACCGACCGAGCACTGCAATTCCGCACGCGGATCACCGCCGTTGTTCGGGATGTACGCCCTGGTGGATGGCGTGCCGGTGATGGCGACAAGCGTTCCCTTTTTCAGATACGGGGCCACCTTTTCGCCACGGTCACCCCAAAAGGCGCAGTTTACCCATTGGGTTTTTTGGCGGTCGCCAAACCCGACTTTTACGCCAACGCTGAAAGATGTGACCTTATCGCCGGATTGGATGGCGCGGGTTTCGGCATCCTTGCCGAGATTCCCGGTGAAGTTCATGTTGAGCATTACGCGGCTCCCTTGCTTTCGGGTCGAGGGTTGAACTGTCGATAAGGCGTGAAGACGCAAGACGGGGCGACGCGATTCACGAATTCAAATTCCGCGTCGGAGAGCTTTCGGGTCGAGGTAAAACAAATCTCTTCGCCCGACTTTCGGTCTTTAATGATCACGTCGACATCGCCACCTTCAAAAGGACAGATGGAGATCGAGATTTCGCTGCCAGCCATTACGCGGCTCCTTCGATTGGATCTCTCGTGCCGTTTCTTGACCCGCCTCGACGACAAGATCGGCGCAAACCTCCAGAATTCGCTGCGCCATGTCTTCGTTGAGATTGAGGCTCACGTCCCCGTGAAGGCCCTCGAAATCGACCTTGCATGAGAATTGTCTGGTGTTGCCCCAATGACGATGAATGTGAACGCTTTTGAGTTTCATTGTGACCTCCTATGCCGCCTTGGCGGGCTCTTGTGAGAGAAAGCCTTTGCGGTTGGCGAAGGCGGCTTTAATGGACGCGAATGCATCTTCGTTGTTCGCGCTTAACCAGCCGTGATAGGCGGCATTCAGAGCCCAGAGTTCGTCCAACCGCTGGATGGTCGGGGCGTAAGCCGCCATGTTCTTGAGCGCGCCAGCCAGCTTTTCGTCGGGTAGCCCCATTTGGCGCACGTCGAGCTTGTCGGCGGTCCAGTTCTTGTTGGCCCATTCCGCTACGGGGTCGGGCTTGTCATCGTCGAAGGGCGTGTGTTCCGCTTGAGGTTTGGGCTTCGGCTCTTGCGGGCTGTCAACCACGTTCGATTGCGATTTGTCGTACAAGGCCAGCCCAAACGGATGCCCGAACGTCATCATCGCGCGCTTCATCGCGTCGGACTCCGCTTCCTTGACGGCGGATTCGATGGCGTCGCCCAAGGCTTCGGGGCGCCCCATTCCAATGCCAAACCCGGTGCCTTCACGGACAACACCGTGGGCCGTGATGCGAACTTTTGCCATGTAGCCGACACGCCATTGTTCATAGGTGCTGTTTTGGCCTTTGAGTTCTTTCAGGTCGCGATTGGTTTCCTGAAGGATCACGGTTTCCCGTGCCCATCCGTCAAACCCGAAGATCCGATTGGCTTCGGCGATGACATGCCACGCTTCGACGTAGGAAAGGCGCGCGCCGCCCTGCTGACGCTGCTTGACATAGGCCTTATCGAGTCCGGCGGAGAGGTTTGCGGTGATTTCTTCGGTAAATGGCATTATCAAGCCGCCTTCTTTTCTGCATGGACGGTCACTCCCGGCACGGGGCGCTTAGCCCGCACGTCGGCGTCCACGAGGGTTTGAAAAAACGCCATCACCTCGGCGCGGTTGGTCAGCCAATAGTGCTTGGCAACGGCGGTGGCGTCGGTGATTTCGCCGCGATAGAAGGTGCGGAGAGTGACCGCGCGCCCTACGCCACCAGAAGCGCCGGCCTTATCCTTCGCGGCCCTGGCGACAACCTTCTCGGCTTCCTTGGCGTCGTTGATGCGGCTCTCGGCATCGGCGCGGGCGGCAAGGTTGTCCGAATCCGCCATGGCGATGGCTTCCTCGGCTTCTTTCCGCAAGCGCTCCGCTTCTTCACGGGCGGCGGCTTCCTTGGCGCGCATTTCCTCATCAAGCTTGTGGAGCCACGGCGCGAGGGCTTTCTTGCAGGCGTCGACCGCTAGAACCGTTTTCCCTTTGGTTGATTTCGTGTCCGCGATCAACGGCGCGTATCGAGCCTGAACTTCCGCCTTGCCTTGATCGAAGGGCTCGTTCTCCTTTTTTCGGAGCGCGTCGGCCCGTCCCGAAGCGTCACGGATAAGGTTCATGAGTTCGCCGAGCCCGTCAGCTTGCCCTTGGTTCTCGACCGGCTCGCCATCGCACCACCCAAGGGCTTCGTCGTAGAGCCCATTGATTTCGGCCTTGATGGCCTCGAAAGGCGTCATCTCGACAGGTGGTTCGTTGTGCCCGATACCCGGCGTTTCATCATGCGGCATGTCTCTCTCCCATATGTGCGAGCGCCATATCCCTGGACGCTCTAATCTGTTCCTCGGTCAGCATCCGAAGCGCGTAACAGTGCTGCCACGCGGATACCTGGTTATCGTGTCGCGAGTAGCGTTCGCCGCCTCGCTCCACGGCCCATGCGTGCGGGGCGCGCCCGAACGACTGGATGGGCACAACATCGAATTCCATCGTCATCCTCCAATCCAAAGCCCGACGATCACGCCAAAGCCAAATCCAAGCGCCGTAACAACCGCCCACAATTTCCAGTCAAAGGCCGAGCAAGGTGGGGTGACGGTTGGACGCCGCCACCCCTTGATGAACACGTTTGGAGATGTCCTTTGCTGGTTGGTGGTGGGGAAACTGGTCATGGCGTCACCATGAGCCCGGCGATAAGCCAGCCCAGCCCGACGAGCGTTGCCGAGCCGACCGCTACCGCCGCGATGTCTTTTAGGATCGGGCGGCTCATGACTGCCCGCCTTCCGCCTTGGTGATGGCGGCGCGAAACGCATCGACACAATCCCAGAAGGCGCGCGGCACGGAACTGAGCGGGACAAAATCAACAATCGCGTCTAAGAGAACTTCGCCGTCCACGCGCATGTCCGGCGCGGCGGCGATCAGGTGGGCATTGGCGTCCGCATTGGTGAGGGCGGCGTTCATGGCATTTATCGTCGTCATGGGTCTTTCCCTTCCTATTCCTGGTCACCCGTAAGGGTGGGGGGCTCTTTACAAATGCACTCCCCGCCGTCGGGTGCCCGGTCGCAAGTTCCCGTGGGAGGGATTATCGGGTTGCCGAACTGGCATATCTCTCGGTCTGGCTCGTCCAGAAACCGCAGAATTCGCTGATGGTTCATGCGACGGCGAAAGCGATACTTTTCGTCCGGGAGTTCAAAGCCTTCATGAGTGAGCCTGCCGTAAACGTGGCCGGGATCAATGACGCACGAAAACTGATGGAACCCGCTGTTGCGCAGGATGGTGGCGGGCACGGCCACGCTTTCAATCCGCATGTCGGGGTCGTAGGGATAGCCACATTCACGGGCTCGGGGGGTGGCGACCATGATGCGTCTACCCGGTCGCATCTCAGCCGAGAGCTTCTGGCAATCAAATCGAACAGTTCTCGCGCCAATGCCCGAAGCCTTCGCCTTGAACGCCGCAATTTGCTCGCACCCGTCTCGAAGTTTGCACCCATGGCATGGTTCAATGCGAACGCCCATATCCTCTACTTCGCCGCTATCGTTGATGGGGTGGGGGCGTCTTCGGGTTCACCGAGGATCGCCAGCGCTTTGGTCAGCAATCCGATGCTGCTCGGACCAAGCTTGTGGCCGTCTTCGGCGACGTGCCGTGCGACATAGAGAGCGACACGGATATCGTGCGCCTCGCCCCAAGTGAGGGTTTGCTGGGCCATATCGCTTACTTTGCCGCTTCCAGCACCGCGATCGACGGCACCCACAGCGAGACCGATACGGAAGCGTCCTTGTCGCGGTCCAGCTCGTAATCAATGTCGGCCAGCGTGTCGGCAATGCCCTTGGCCGCGTCGATGAAAGCGTCCGCCGCATTCGGGCCGTGTATGTCGTGAGAAGCCAGCGCCTCAATGCGAAGCGCGTCGACCTTGGCGCGGAAAGCCGTCAGTGCGTTGAATGGGCGGTCTTCCATTACTGTCTCTCCCTCTTAACCGATTAGGCGGCGATATCTTCGGGCGGGAGGTCGAGCAGCTTGTTCAATGCCTTGGTCTCGACGGTGGGGAGGTTGACCTTGGGCTGGCCGACGATCTGGCGAACAAACTTCTCAACCTCGGGCCAGCCCTCGATAAGTTGCTTGGTGGTGTTGAAGGAGTTGATCGCGGACTCGACTTTGGACTCTGCCTCGCGCACGCTGTCGCGAAGGGATTTATCGGCGTCTTTGATCGCGCGAAATTCGACCGTTAGCTTGTGCGTCGCGTCGTAGACTTTGGCGGCGTTGTGGACATCGCGGGCCAGAACGCGCCGAACGTCACCGAACTTGATGCGCTCGTATTGCCCGCCAAACGCAACGTGGAAATGGCCTTGCGATTGGAGCCAGCCTTCCGGCAACGCCTCCATCTTTTTTAGGTGCGCCTTGTAGACATCTCGATAGACGGCGTCGGCGAATACGCGCTCACGCTCTACTAGGGCGTCTCTATCGTCGGCGAAGCGGTGCTTGATAACCGCGTCCTTGATCCGCCTAGCGATATTCCAGGTAATCTTCTGTGATTTGAGTTCCACGTTCTCTCTCCCTCTTAACCGGGCCGCGTCGTGCGGTGGTCATGGGGAGATAATAGTAAATCAAAAATTTACCGTCAAGGGAGAATGTACAGGAAAAATTTACCCGCCAAGCTCAAGCATATCAGCGATGCGCGCCATGTCTCGTGCGGTGCCTACGGTGTGCAGTTCGGGGTCGGGATTTCTGAGCGCATCGATCGCTCGCGCGACAGAGCCACCGTGGGGAGATGCATTAGCTGATGATGAAAAGGAAAGAGCTGGGGCCACAAGCATAGCGCCAATCACTCGGCGGCGGATGGCATAGTCTTTGCGCATTAATTTTTTGTTCATCTTTGCCCCACACAACAAATTCATTTCCTATATCTAAGGTGACGTTATGTGTGCACATAGGGCGCGTCAAACATAAATGTCGTTTCAAACGACAATTAATATGGTATCTTGGGCTTAGTAGCGAGGGGCTCATGAGATTCACAGTTTCACAGTTTCGGGCGGCGGCGGCATTGGCTGAGAGAAGCCATGACGAAATTGCCAAGCGGGCGGGACTTAGCCCCCGAACCCTCAATCGCCTGCTGTCTCAGGACGGCGTGATAAAGGCGCGTATCAGCACGCTTGAAAAGATAGCGTCCACCATGCTTTTAGATGGCATCGAGATCGATAAGGTTGGTGTTTCAGTGCCGCCTTTAGTTTCAGTTGCCCTGCCGCCCGAGAGGCTGGCCGCGCTCGACGACCGATTTGAGAACGTTAAGGCATTGGCGCAGATAGCCGCCGACACGCGCACCCATGAATGCGTCGTCGATCGATTGTCCCGTGTTACAGACCGGGTGACGGTCGTCTATGAGAAAGGCGGCGAGCTTTACTTTGGCGGTATCGGTGGTTCCATTCCAATCGTGAAGCCCGCCGACCAAAATCAGAAAGTCACGGAGATTTCCGACCGAGAGATTGGCCGCGATTCAGCGCAGCGAAACTGGCGAGCTATCCTAACGGGCGAGCCGAGTTTCTACTTCGTGCAGCGTCAAGAACTGCACTTCACGGTTCTAACCATCCCTACGCGGCGGCCGGGCTCAAACCAGAATTCGCAGACCGTGACAACGGCGTTTAAAGGTATTCCATACCTTGGCGGATGAAGCCCTTGGCGTCCATGATCGCCTGTATCGGCGCGGTGTAGGCAAGCACCATGGGGACATCCCGGCCATTCAATCGCCACATCGCGCCCGATCGGGCAAACCAAGCGCGGTAACGATCCGCGATCCCTTCGGTGACGATCGCGTTCTCGACCAAACTCACCATATGTTCGGCGCGCCACACTTGCGCGGCGATGGCAGCGGTAATGAGCGGGACTAGGGGAACGACGGTGTGAGACAGCCGGGTTTTCCTATAGTCCTTGCGAACCCATATCCCGCCGATATACATGACCCGTCCGGTAACGCTTGAAAGCCAATCCAGGCAGTCACCTGAAAGGGTGATGCGATCCGTCGATGGAGATTGATAGATGCCAATTTCATGGATTAGCTCGGCCATCGATCGCTCGTAAGTCTCGAACAGGCCCGCCGCGCCAGTCGCGACGGCCACCCCATCGACGCTGACCACGACAGACACGCCACGGGTCGCGTTGGTGATGCCGGGGTTATACCCACCAAAAACCAAAGCGCCATCGCGATCGACAGCCTGAAATGCATCGAAGTCGCCAGTGACCAAGATGGTTGCGCCCATGTCTTCAAAGGTGGCTTGGGCTTTTTCTATCACCGCTTTCGCGAGATCCAGCGGCGCGGTCTGCAATTCGGTTTTAAGTATCATTGCACCCTCCAGATTCGTCATCTGGAAGAATATGGTGGGCTTGCCGGACATTACGGGCGGGGTGATATTATTTTTCTGTTCCCGATGAGGGCGCCAACCCCAAAGACCTTGCCGTGCCTAGCGGCATAAACTTGTCGTCGCCCGTGTAAAGCCAATCAAGCGTTACACCGAATTCTGATCTTATTTTTACGGCCATGTCCACGGGAACGCCGTTAATTCCTTTTTGCCAATTTTTGACTCGTTGGCGAGTCGCGCCGACCCGAGCGCCAAACTCTGTCGGCCCGAGTTTGTTGGCATCCATGATCCGGCAGACACGCTCAGCGAGTCCCGGCGGATTGTATGACCTGCTGCTCATGGCTGGATTCTAGCCGAAAGCAAGCGGATGTCAGTCAATAGTAAATTTTTGATTGACGTAAATCTTTCCTTTACCATAATAACCCCATGAACGTATCTCAGGTCATCGATGCCCTTGGCGGCACCCGAGCAATGATCGTCGCCTTCGACGTGACGAAGCAGGCGGTCACCAACTGGCGAGCCGACAACTGGTTCCCTTGGCAGCGCCATTCCACGATCCGGGCTATGTGCGCCGCCAAGGGCATCGACTTCGACCCCGAGCACCCCGCCCCTGCAAAGGGAGAAGCGGCGTGAGCGATGGCCCCAACAGCAACGTATTCGTGACGGCGGAAGATGTCGTGACGGCGTTTGATGTTTGGGACCGCCTCACCGATGGCTCCAGCAGCGCCAAATACACCCAACGAGCCAAAGCGCGGGCGATTGCATTGCTGCGTCGGTGGCGATTACAGAACCGGGAGGAGGCCGCGTGATGCCGTCAACCACGTTCCGCGCCGCCATGCCGATACTCACAAACCCCTCGCATTCGACGGCTGGCTGCACCGCCAAAGCGCCGCTGTTGATAGACGGGGCCGGGCGTTCCTCCCCGCGTCCGGCCCCGTCGTCAGTTCTATCCGTATCCATGCCTGAGTATGTAGAGACAGGGGCGGGGGAGGTCATGCGGAATGATTGACCAGAATTCCGCACGCCGCTTGGGCGACCCGATCTATCTCGCCATCAAGGCACGCACGAAGCTTTTGATTGACCAGTGCGGCGGGCCGGAGTGTGCCGTCAACATAACCCGCGTTGGGCAAAGCCAGCTCTACGACTACGGGAACCCCAACCAGCGGGGGAAGTTCATGCCCGCCGATGTCATGGCGGACCTGGAAGACTTCGCGGGCCAAACGATTTTGTCGTTGTTCCTTTCGGGCCGGACATCGCCTGAGAGCAAGACCCTTCCGGTTGCCGATCATGTTCTGGCGCTGGTCGAGAAGGTTGGCGAGATATCGGCGGAAATCCGCGCGACTTCCCACCCTGATTCACCCGGCGGCGCAACACGCACCCCGCAAGACTCCGCCCGCATCCTTGGAACGATTTTCGCGATCGAGGAAGAGCTAGCCGCGCTCAGAAGCGCCGTTGAAACGGGAGGCGCGTGATGACTTACGACGAAGCCGAAGACTCCCGCCTGTCCTATGACGTGGC